TTAGAATACTTGTTCCAAGCATCCATGATTGCCTTAGAATCAACAAGTTCTCCATGCCTGTCTAACATATCATCTCCACCGACATAAACTGCACCACGAATCTTTACATCATCTGATTCTTTTTCTTGAATTGCTTTGTCAACTTTGAATGGTGTAATTATTCTGTAATGAATCTCAACAGGCATAGATTTTCCAGCCTTAGATTCAAAGTCATTATCTCCAACTATTGTAGCATCGTCTATCGAGATTTCGTGAGTCATATCTTCGCTTGTAGAAGTTATGGTTCTTGAGGGATTCGCTTCTTTCTTAGATGATTGAGGATGACCACTTGGAATTAGGTCTGTATCATGTTTACCACCCCTGAATCTACCGTTCCTCAAAACATACAGAAAACTGTTGACTCTAGCATATGCCCATTGTTCTGCTGAGTTGACTGTTGGGCGAACACTTTGAGGGTTAGTTTGGTATGCCCCTACCCCCCTATCAAAAACGGCTGAAAGTGTTCTAACATTGGTTCTTTTAGATTTAGTATTTCCAACTTTTTTATTATGGTCATCTGCTTTTTGTTTGAGAGTTTTTTTCACGGATGCAGATGCTTTTACTTTTGGTTCTTGTCGAACTCTCAACATCGAAACCTTCACAGGAACAGTTCTGTTTGAACGTGAAAATGTGCTATCTTCATTATCCACATATACACGAACTATTGCTACTTGATTATCAGATGAAACTTCTATTTTTTCTGAGCCACCTTCACTTGTAGCAACTGAGATGCTTCCTGATGTTTGAACCCTCTCAACTTTTCCAACATATCTTCCTTTTCTTGTAGTCCAAGAAACAAAATCTCCTGATGAAACTGAACCCTGTGCAGCCTTATCTTCTGCATCAAAAGTTCTCTTTAATTTTCTTGACCAAGATAACCCTGCTCGGCCACCCCAAAGTAATGCAGCAACCCATGCTGGTGAATCTTTATCGAAAGTCAAAAACCTTGCATTTCTTCCCCACCATCGAACCATTTTTTTAGCCTTAGCAATTGTGATTGGTGTGCCTCTAACAATTGCTCTTGCTTCTCTAACTGTGGCTGCTTCTAAACCACTTCCACCCATTCCATCTTCTACCATTTTTATTCCTGTTCTACAAGCCGATTTGACACCTGCTGGTGGAGTCAATTGTTGTCTTGTTGGTGTTTTCTTAGTTTGGATTTCTGTCATTTTAATACCCCGTAGTTTCTGTCAAACTCATCTAATGATTTTGTTAGAGATTTTTTTAAGTCTAGTCTTGCATCTTTCATTACTGAAATTAACGCTGGCCTGAGATATGGAATCGGGTCATATGGTGCGAAACTAAATCGGCCAAATTCGACATATCTAGCATAATCAACTTTAGTTCCTTGACCGCCAAAAGATACAATCCGTTGTCTAGGATTTCCCGTCATTTCGATTCTTCCACTAGCCCTCAATGCACCTGTACGAACAGGGGCATTTTTCTTTGCTTGAGTTAGTATTCTTGAAGCCAATAAATCTAGGTATGACGGAACTATTTTAGTTGGAACTGTTTTTGACCCTTTTCTTAATTCAGAAGCGAAACGCGAAAAAGGATTTACCATATTTTATTCACTCCAAATCTAGTATCTCAGCACCTTCAACATCAGGTTTCAAAATCTGTGATTCAGGAACAGGTTCTCTTGGATTAATTTCGTCAGATGCTTCGTATGGAGTAAAGGTACAACGACAGTTTGGATGGGCTGGAATTACCCCACCGGATTTGTCAATTGGATATACAGCATTTTCAAATGGAATACACAAATCTTTGTCTGTTACTGAATCAACAGTTACCAATCTTTGAACTTGTGTGAATCCTAATTTTTTCAATCCTGAAAGATGCGAGTTTTCAACAACTCTTCTTGTTTCTGTTCTAGCAATTCTGTTGTAATAATATCTTGGGAATGCTTTTCCTGATGGGTCAATTACTCTTCTCATTTCTCTTTGAACCCATTGCCAATTTTTACTATCTGCTAAAGCCGCTTCAAAGACTGTGAATATTTCTTTTCTGAAAGCCCCAAGAGTATTTTTCAATGCTGGAACACGCCATCTTGCATTCCAATATCTCATTGCTTCTGCATCTCTAAAATCAAAGGATATTCCTACACCTGATGCAGATGCCATTGTAGCAAGAGTTTCATCAAAACCAACTGTAAGTGCAGTTGATGTTGAAATAGTTTGTTTGTCAAGTAATTCTTGTAATTCTCTATCGAGTAAATCAACCATCCAAACTAAGTCATCTCCACCAACTGCTTTTGTCAAAACACCGTCAAAATCAGATGTTGGGTTCAACACGTTGCCAAGACTGTATTCAAAAACATCTGTCGGATTTATTCTCTCAGAATATTTGTCAATTAATCGGTCAGCAAACTCTTCTTGATTTTTCATAAGTTTTTGTTCTGTTTGTCTTGTAGTTGACCTGATAATTCTGTCATATTGTGTTCGACTTGCATCATCAATTTTTTTTTTTATGTTTTGAAGTTCTTCTGCTGAATATGCTATCTCAGAATCCGTGTCAGAAAACTTTGGCATATCACCAACTTCTTCTGCATCTTCTTCATCCATTGGATTCGGAAATAAATCGTCTAATCCAACATCTGATTCTGAATCTGTATTTGATTCTGCATCAGCATCTTTTGGAGTATTGATTGATAGTTTTGGACTGACAAAGAATGGGTCATTTGCTCTCTCATTCTTGATGACAGGGAATCCCAACATTTCTCTTGCTTCATTGATTGTAATTGCCGCTTCCTGTCTTAGTGTTGCCACAGCAGATGCTTGTGCTTTCAATGTCTCGGCTCTCTCTGTTTCTCTTGAGGGTCTGATGCTTACAAACTTGAATTTCCAATCTGTAATTCCGAGTAAAGGAAATATGCGATTATTCATCATAGAAGATATCCTCGCATGATAGGATTCGATGACATCATACCAAGCATCAAGTTGTTGCTCAGGATTTGCTAATTTACCTGTTTGAACCCAGCCAAGTTTCATTGGTGGAATACCAAAAACAGCACATATTTCTTCACGGTAATAATACAACAAATCTAACTGTGCGCCTTCTCTTGTTGAATCAATTAATCGGTGCATATTGAATCCTGTTCCACCGTTGATTGCGATAAGTCCAAATGGTGATTTTCCACCTGATAATTGTTGCTCGATAAGACCTAACATAGATTTCATTTCGCTGTTAGAAATATCTCCAACATTTAGAATGGTTTTTGGTAAAGTTCCTGTGTAAAGCATATTCAAATAATTTGATAGATTTAATTGACCTGCTATTATCTCCATTAAAGGAATTAATGGACTTGAACCATATCCTCTTCCTTGCTTAAACTTAGCAATGTGAATTACTTTATTTGCATCGAACTTTCTCATTGTTTTATCGAGGGATTGGATGTAAGCCATTTTCGGTGGCTTTGGGGTCTGATTTGCTGGAACAAGTTTCATGGTTTCTGCTGGAATAGTCCACACCGCTAGTAAGTCTCCACCATATGACCAATTTTCACCATTTGCAGATGATTTGTCAGAACTTCCATCGAGTTCTAGGTAGGCATCCCCGAAGAGGATTAAATCGAACAGAAGAGACTCTAACCATTCATCCCCCATATCGTCAGGATTTGGATTCTTGAAGAAGTTTCTTAACTTGTCTAGTTGCTCTTGATTTCCCTCATCTTTTCCATCTGCTAAAACAAATTCATACCCATTCGCAAGAGTATCATCAACACATCTTCTCAAGATTGCATTTACGACTTCTGATTTAAGAGAAATCTGTCTGAGAAGATTGTAAGAAACTTGTGTATCTGCACCTGATGCAGATTGTCGGCCAGCAGTTGTTGCTAAGCCTATTTTTGATAGAGATGCAAGAGTTTTTCCATCCCAAGAAACTCCTTCATTTCCCATATTTCCATTGATTAAATCTGACATCTTTTGAGTATTAGATGGGTCAGCCCTTCTTCTCAAAAGTCTGTCAATGATACTTCGCTGACGCTCGGCCATAAGTTAATGGGTTGTGTTCCGGTTTTTCACCATGACGGCTCTAACCTAGTTTATTGGTATCTAAAGCAATTATTGAGAACATGAAAAAAAGTATCAACCAGCAACAGGTTTCAAGAGTCATTTATCTCAAAGAACCATTGGTATTCCAACGCTTGCTGAGACAGCAGCGAAGAAAATTAAAGCCATCTTTTGAGTCCACATTTCGACAAACTTTTCAATCGGAGATAATCTAGTTTTGATTACAGCGACATCAGTTTTTAATTTATTCATATCTTTTTCGACATGAGCAAGGTGGTTGTCTTTCAAAACTGTCATATCTTCTCTAATTTGAATTAAAGATTCTTTGATAAAATCGAGTTCTTCTGACACGGAAAATCACTCTTCATCGGTGTTGGCTTCAACAGCATCAGCAAGACGTGCTATGAGTTCCGCTTTTGTTCCTGATGTTGGGAGTCCTTTTTCTTTGCACAGTTCTACTAATTCTGCTTTCTTTTTAGCATCCATAGCAGCAGTTAAATCTTCAACTGCATCTACAACATCATCAATCTTACTTTCACTTTCAGTCAAAGTATCAATTATTTCGTCAAGACTTACTTTACCATCAGCCATAATTTTCTGATACTTTTTCAATCCCCATACTGTCAGTCCGAGAACTGCTGCTAAAACAGCAATCCATAATTCTAAATCTACACCATATATCTGCATTTATTTCACCTTAATTTTTCTTTTTTGTATTGAACTCATCCATGTCTAATTCGTGCTTTTGTCTCAATGCTGCTTGCTCTATTTCATGTTGGATATGAGCATTCTCCATTTCCTTGACGTGAGCAAGGAATGCTTCTGCACTTTTCATTTCAGATTCAAGACGGGAAGGTAAAGCACCAAGTTCTGCTGCTTGTTCGCTTTTCCATGACTCCAAAACGGAGTTCATAAACAATAATGCTGGTGAACCAACAATTGCGATTAATGCGACATAGAAATCAAGATTTTGTTGGATTAATCCTGTATCATCCTTTATTCCTGAATAGATAACAAAACAAGCAAAGAATAACCATGCTAGAATCAATGGAACACCCAATACCATCAACATAATGTCATTGAATGTAATTGGCTTTTTAGGGCGTGTTGGGGGTTGAATTGAAGCAGTAGTTTTAGCCATGCTGGTCGCCTTAATTCAAAGTCTGATTTATCGAGGCTCTTTAGAGTATCGTCAGAAAGAGTAAGT